GACGTGGGGGGTGACCTCTACCTTACCGGATGCACGGGCCTGACCACGCTGGCCGGCATGGGCAGCGTGGGGGGCGCCCTCAACATCTCCGGCTGCGCGGGCCTGACCTGGCTGTCCGACATCATGGCCTGCGCAAAAGGAGACGTGGCATGAGCAACCCCATCAATGAGCGTGAGGCTCTTGCCTTGTGTGCGGCGACATTCAGACGATACGAGACCATGCACCTGGCAAAGCCGGATCAAGCCAAAGCGGATGTGAATGCGCGTATGGCTGAAATGTGTGAGCGCGTGCTCTCCCAGCAAAAACCAGTGCTAGACGTCCCGGCCATGCCGGTGCCGCAGACCGACGGGTGGAGCGTGCCCGGCCTGGTGCCGCCGGTGCCAGGCGCGCGGTAGACCGCGGCGGCAAGCGTTTTGAATGATGACATAGAGACCATCAAGGATGCACTGGGTTGGGTGGAATCTGGCGCATGGTGCGCTCACGATGCCGCCATGCGCGCTTTAGCACGCATCTGCGCCGCGCTGGGGATCGCAACATGAGCAACAAGTGGACCCGATGGACACGGCCGGAGCCCTTGCGCTCCGTGCTGTGGCTGGATGGCCATCGGCGTATCAATGTGTTCCGATCGGACGGCGCTGACTGGCATTGGACAATCCAAGGCCCTGGCGGTCGGTCTACTGGTGACTGGGTCACGCTGTCGTTTGGCGCATCACGCACCGAAGGGGGCGCGCGGTTCCAGGCCATAGAAAACGCGATTGAGCGAGGGTTTATGGATCGTCCGCGCTCGGCCGCTGAGCGGAGCGTCCGACCGTGATTACGCGGCCTGTTCTGCGCCGGCCGGCTGCTGCCCCACAGCGGCCAATCGTGCGCAAGCCGGCCGCGCACGAACCCCAACCGGTTACGGGTCTGGCCGCTGTGGGGGGCTACTTCCGAATCGTCACTGGCCACCACACTAGACCCAGCGTGCGTGAAGAGTTTCAGATGCCCGGTGACACATACCGGGCCTGCGACGACGCGTGGACCTACATGATGCGACGCTACAGCGACCTGCCGGGAGTTCGGTTGGAGCGCTGGTATGACCCCGTTTGGGTCGAAATCAAATGGAGGCTAAAATGATCACACGTCCGGTCTTCACCACGGATAAGGACAAAGTCGCGCTGGCTGCGGAGATCGTCGGCCGCTTGCGGCTGCGGGAGCCCTGCCTGCTGAACGGGCAGGAGATTGCCCGCTACACGACGGACGTCAAAAACACGAGTTGCACCTACACGTTTCTGACAGAATGGGCGCGTCGCGCGTTGGCGAACGGTGGGATGCTGCCGTGGGGCTACGCAATCACGCGCAAGGTGTAGTGCGGTGCAAATCCAATGGCGACCGCTGCTGGACAAGCTCCACGTCCCTTGGATTGATCGTGGTCCCAACACGTCCAGGGGTCATGTGAATATCTGTTGCCCGCTGTGCGGAAATGACTTTGGGTTTCACATGGGATTGGCCGAGGACAAGGAGGCGTTCTTCTGCTGGCGTGACAGCACCCACAGCGGTCGCAGTCTCAGGTTTCTGCTGTCTAAGCTGGTTGGGCCAGTGGATGACTTTTCTACCTTGCTTGAGCAATACACCAGCGGTGAGTCAGGTTCGCCACAGCCCCCGGTCAAACCCGTAAGACGGCCCACAGATACCGCCTGGCGCTGGTCGACTTTCGCGTCCGCGACGGAGTCGGGTGGTTACATGCAAAGCTATCTGAGATCACGTGGTTTTGACCAGCCCGAGTCTGTGATCGGCCGCTACGACCTACGCTTCGAGTTTGAGGGTAAATGGGCGCAGCGCTTGCTGATCCCTATCGGCGACCAAACAGACGTTTGGGGATGGACGGGACGTGCTGTGCGTCCGGTGATACCCAAATATCTAACACAGCTTGATGCCAGCGCGCCCAGCCCGCTTTATCTGCCACGTAGCATCCGGCAAACACTACTGATTGTCGAGGGACCAATCGACGCGCTGAAGATTTGCTGCGCTACGGAACGGCAAACCATCAGCGCCGTCGCGCTATGCGGTAAAGCGCTGACGGATGAGAAGCTACTCCACTTGCGCAGCTTGTTGGACGTCGCCGTGCTGCGCTACCCATCGGTCTCAATCCGCGTGTGCCCGGACAGTGACACGCAAATCAGTTACAACGAGCAAATGCTGGCGTGGGCACGATGGCTGCACCGTAAATGTCAGGACGTGCAGAGCTGCTATCTTCCCGCTGGCGTCAAGGACGCCGGTGAGATGTCTACCTTTGAAATCCAACAATGGTTAGGAGCGTAACATGGTTCCCAAATGGACTGGTGTGTTCGAGAAATGGACCCGCCAATGGGCACACCGTAACCACTGGCGCGTAAAAGCGCTGCTGGACGAGGATGACCTTGTGCAGGAGTGCGCAGTCATGTTTTCGCATTGTGCAAACCGCTACCGCGACACAGTGACCAACGCCGCTTGGTTCATGTCGCTCTACCAGCGGGCTTGCGCGAACCGGCTGCACACGCTGTCTGTCAGCAACACCCGCTATGACACCACGGCACAGGACTATGAAGTCGGCACGCTGGTCATGGCAGAAGTTGCAACCGCGTCCGACCACTACGCCACGTTGTCCATCGGCATCTCGCAATGCTCGGCCGAAGCGCGTCAGGTGCTGTCCGTCATGGCCAACACGCCGGCCGAGATGTGGGACATGCTGTTCGCGCCTCGCCCGGACGCCGTGCTGAACCGGCGCATCAAACGCCTGTGCCGTATAACCACCGAGGCAGATGTCGTCGGCGAGCTACGTTCCCTTCTCACCTGAAAGGATGTGCGTAATGCAACATCAAGTTGTGATCTACAGCGGCGGAATGGACAGCTACACGCTTCTACGCGAAGCGGTCGACGGTGTCGTCGGTGTGAGTCCAAGTAACGGCGTAAAGCCGGAAATCCACGTCCTGTCGTTCTACTACGGCCAGCGCCACTCAAAAGAGTTGGAGTTTGCGACGACGGTGTGCAACCGGCTGGGACTGGATCACAAGGTCGTAAATCTCGGCACACTGGCCGACCTGCTGGTGGGTGAATCCGTGCTGCTGGATCACACCCTGCCAATGGCCGAGGGCCATTATGAAGCATCCAACATGAAGCAAACCATCGTGCCCGGCCGCAACGGCATCATGTTGGCTATTGCGGCTGGCTACGCGGAACAGCTGCTGCGTGACCCTTTGGATAGGGCAGTCGTCCTTTACGGCGCGCACAGCGGCGACCATCACATCTACCCCGACTGCCGGCCCGAGTTCTACCGCGCAATGCAGGAAACCATAAGGCATTCCAGTGATCGCCGCGTGAGACTATACGCGCCCTACATGGACATCGACAAAACCGGCATTTTGGAAATCGGACTTCTGGCCGGCTATGACTACAGCGAGACATGGACTTGCTACGCGGGGGGCGAGCGCGCGTGCGGGCGCTGCGGCTCGTGCCAGGAGCGCCTGCTTGCATTTCTAGAAAACAGCAAGGACGACCCACTGGACTATGAGACGCGGGAGCTTTTACTACCGGTAGCGGTTGCGGACCCGCAAGCCACAAGTGCGGCCTCTACACCGTTGGATGACGCCTAACCTACTGATATAGTTAGTTGAAAAAAATCGGCGCACACGTCCGGTTTGGGCTAGACATCGTCAGCTGATCCCCCTAAGTAGGTCTTGCGGTTCAAGCTGACGAACCGCCTCGCAAACAGGAGAATCCCATGGCTCGCCGCACAATCACTCGCACGGAGGCGCCCGCCGCCACCGCTGCTACCCCGGCCCCGGTGCCATCGGCCGTCGTGGCCACGACCCCGGCGCCGGTCGCCGAGATGACCACGGCCGCTGATATGGCCGGTGGCGCGCCGGAGCCGACGCTGGTCGAGGGCACCGCGTATGACCACGCTTACGCGGCCATCAAGAATAACAACCCAGCGTTTTCGGCCCAGCATCCCAAGGAAACCAACCAGGCATTTCTGTCTCGGCTGTGCGATGGACTGGCAGAGCTGCCGACCGAGCCAGTGGATATGTGGGCTGCACTTCCAGAGGCGGTGCAGCTCTGGCACACCGCAGCGGCGGACGCGCTGGCCAACAGCCGGCCGTTCCCGGAAATCGACGGCATGCCACAGGTTTACGGCAAGAAGGCCGGCCGGCCGGCCTTGGCCGCTGCGGCCGAGGGTGCTGCGCCGGGTGAGACCGGCTTGCAGCGCTACAACCGCGAGAAGCGCGAGGCCAAGGAACGCGAGGCGGCCGGTGGCGCGCCGGTCGCGGCAGCGGCACCCAAGACCCCGCGCGTCGAGAAAGAGAAGGAGGTCAAGACCCCGCGCGTAAGCGTCAACAGTGCCGACAGCGCTACGGGAATCGCACGTCGTCTGATTGCGACGCACCAGACGCTGTCTGTGGCGGACATTGTGGCGCTGGCCGCCAAGCAGGGGCACACCCTCAACCCTAACACGGTGAGCACCCAGCGCTACTACATGTGCCTGTGCCTGGATACGCTCAGGGTGCTGGGCTGCAACGTGACGGTGCCGACCACCTAAACGCACTAAAGCAGCGGGGTCTGAGCCCCGCTGCTTGCTGCCTTGTAGCGGTGGGACAGATGGAAATTACGTTAGTTGCGTGCGGGAGTAAGAAGCTACAGCAGCCCGCACCCGCGCGTGATCTTTATATCGGCGGTATCTTCGCGATGCGCCGACGCTATGCAGAGCGTTTAGGTCGCCCGTGGTTTATCCTGTTCGCCAAATACGGCCTTGTGGACCCCAGCCAAATCTTAGAGCCCTACGACCAAACTATTCGCGACATGACACCAAGGGCCGTCGCGTTGTGAGCCAGACGTGTGTGATTAGGTGTGCAACAGCACAAGCCAAGTAGGCTGCTTATTCTGGCCGGGATTGCGTATGCGGCGCCCCTGACGGACGCTGTGGCCGGGACAGTCCCGGTTGTGTTCCCCACACAAGGGATGCGTTTTGGAAAGCAACTTACTTATTTGTCCGGCGCAATCCAGGAGCTAGAGCTGCTATGACCAGACCTATTCTGCCGAAATTCGGCCCTTGGCACGCCGCACCCTGGATGACGGCTGCTGGCAAGACCATCGGCTACCAGTGCCTACGCGTCGCGACCAACGGGGTGTCGCAGGTCGCTACAACCTGGATGGCCAGCGCTGGGCGTAACACGCTGGACGAGTGTCGGGAATGGGCCGAGGCCGACGCGCGGGAGCGCAATGGGGAGCTAGTGCCGTGATCACCGAAGACGCGGCCCTGGCGGCTGTCCGCACGCTGATCAGCTACATAGGAGATGACCCGGCCCGGCCCGGCCTACGCGACACACCCAAACGCGTATTGCGCGCCTGGCGCGAGTCATGGGGTGCGGGCTACCAGCTTCCCCCGACCAACATCATCACGCTCTTCCAGGGCGACAGGGAGCAATGCGATGAGATGGTGGTGCTGCGTGGCATCCAGTTTCACAGCCATTGTGAACACCACATGGCCCCATTCTTCGGCACGGTGGACATCGGCTACATCCCGGCGTTTGGACGTGGTGTGCTGGGTCTCAGCAAGTTGGCCCGTATAGTAGCTCACGTGTCGTGTCGGCTACAGGTGCAGGAGCGGCTGACCGCGCAAGTGGCGGACTACATCGCGGCAAAAGTATCCGCTGACGTGGCCGTGCTGGTGCGGGCGACGCATACGTGCATGACGTCACGTGGCGTGCAGCAGCCCAACACAACCACAATCACGTCAGCCCTGAGAGGAAAGTTCTTTGATGACCCGACCGTCCGTGCGGAGTTTCTGCGCCTCACCGCCAGCTAAAACCCGCATCCGGGTGATGATCGACAGCGGCGCGTTCAGTGCCTACAATCTAGGCAAAAGCATCGATCTGGACGCTTACTGCACTTGGTTGCACGAGAACATGGGTTGGATCGACAGCTATATCAACCTTGATAAGCTAGATCCGCACAATCTTGAGGACGGTGCCCGGCAGGGCTGGGAGAACTACCGGCATATGCGCCGGCGCGGACTGCGGCCAATCCCGGTTCTACACGCAGGCGAGAATGTGGACTGGCTGCACCGCTACCTGGACGACGGCGCTGACTATGTGGCGCTGGCCGCCGTGGCCTTTATCCCAAAAAAGCACACGGACGCTTGGTATGCAGCAGTTTGGGATCATCTGGTCACGGCCGACGGTAGCCCCGCAGTCAAGGTTCACGCGCTAGGCGAGGGTCGCGTGGAAAGCATGATTGCGTTCCCATGGAAGTCGGTGGACACAGCGTCGTGGTTTTTTGCGTCCATGGTGTCTGGCACGTTCAAAACCGACCAAGGCCAGACGTTGAACATGCGCGCAGACGGCCAAAATACGGACAGCAGCACACACGTCAAGTCGCTGGACCCGGAGAGCCGCGCGTTATTTGAAACCGCTATGGCCGCTGCCGGCATCAAAAAGGCGGTATTTGATTCCTGGACCCCGCGCGCCGCTTACGTGATTCGCAGCTACCTAATGGCACTACACTTCAAAAAACTGGAAGGCCGCGTCAATCTGAAGCAGGTGCGTAAGCATATTCCCCACGGTCTATTCCAACCTGCCCCGCGCGGCTTCAGTGTTGATCCCCACCCATTCTGTCTGCACCTAGTATTGGGCACAAACCCATCGGCCTTACTAGAGCTTGGCGCGGCGCGCGTGACCAGCACGCTGATGAGCTACTACTACATTACGAATCCCATATACGCAAATATCGAACGCTGGACCGTGGACCCGATGGGTTGGTGCCAAGACAACCCGCACGCTCGTCTCTACTACGACACGCTAATGGAGAATGCACATGAAATCCGGTAGCATCACCAACGATCTCGCACCGTTCAAAGCGCTGCTGCACAAGGGAGCGCTGTCGCCACTCTACCGGAGCTTACTTCTGACCCCGGATAAAGTGGTTGGTTACAGCAGTTACGCGGTGTTGGAAATCACAACGCAAGTCGGGGTTACGCGCACAGTATGCGTGGACTCAGCTACATTTCTGGCCGTGGTGGCGTCGCTCCCAGGACAAGAGGAACTGACGCTTACGCACGCTGACGGCGCGTTGGAATGGAAATGCGGCACGGCGCGGGGTCGCTTGGCGCTGGTCGCGCTGGACAAGTTCCCGGACATGCCTGCATTCCCCAGCGGTCGCCCCGGTGCTACTCCTACGGAGGAATTCATCGACGCGCTAGAACTTGGTGCCTTGTCGTGCGGCAATGAAAGCCTGCAATCCGTTGGCCTCTACGGCGTTGTAATCGACAGCCGCGATATGGACTCGGCTAACGGACCAAGCGTCTACAGCACGGACAATACGACCTCAAGCTGCGCCACGCCCGCGCCGGTTACGGGCTGGGAAGCACCGGACCTCGTGACGCTGACCCCGGCCGCCGTGGGGCTGCTGGCCTCGTTGCTGGTGCCAGGTGAAGGCCGGCTCCTACTTGACGCGACGACCGTCTACTACGAGGACGCGATCACCCGCTGCGTGATCAAGCAAGTGCCGCCGCTTAAACACGATGTCCGCGAAATTCTGCAACGCTACGCGCAAGCCGATTTGCGGGTGCCGCTGCCGCGCGAACGAGCCGCCGCCTTTATCAAACGCGCGACTACGCTGTCCGAGACCAAGAAGAACCTGTTCGTGCAGTTGACCGCGCAGAACGGACAAATTAGTCTGTCCTTTGCCGACGGCGTGACCTCGTCTGACGAATACTATCTGATCGACGGGTTGCGCGACATGCCGGCCACGTTCACTATCACCGTGGACGCGATCAAAATGGCACGCGCCCTGGCACACACGGACGAGATTGTGCTGGACCACCTTGAGCGTCATGTGCTGGTGCTGGTGCGCGACCTGAAAGGTTTGTTTGACTACATCATATCAGGTCGCAGATAAGTGCCGCTACAGCGGCCGCAGCGCCCGGCCGGCAGGGTAACCCCACCCAGCGCGCAAAACGGCCTGGCGGTGTGCCACAACCCCGGAATTAGCGGTGTTATGCGGCCGACCCTACCCGCCCGCGTCGACCGTATAGCCTACGCGCCCCGCCTAGCAGCGGAGCTGCGCACCTTGGCACAAAATCACGACGACTGGTCGTGGTCATGGTGGTGCTCGGACGCCGCCGCGACCATAGAGGCGCTGCTGGAGAAAACGAATGGGCTTCTTTGATATTGACAAAAAAGCCCTAGAAACCAAACCAGCACCCAAACCACAGGCCAGCAAAGTCAAAACCTACACGTTAGGTTGCGATGGCTGCCCGCTGCGCGAGTGCTGGCCGCGCATCACTTCGCCTCGTATGCAGCTACAAGGACCGGCCAACGCGGACATCCTAATTGTTGGATCGTTCCCATTGCTCACAGCCGACCAAGCGGGCACGCCTTTCACCAAGGAACACAGAGATCAGCTATGGTCGCTGATCCCGCGCCAGCACCGGGAGCGCGTTGCTTGGCAAAACGCTGTGCGGTGCCATCCAATCGGCACAAGCGTCGGGGCGCGTGAGACGCACGCGTGCAGCACGTATCTAGCGGAGGACATCGAGCGACTACCAATCAAAGCCGTGTTGCTGCTCGGCCCGGTGCCGCTGGACGAATACTTTGGTGTTGCGCAATCCAAAGACATGAGCGGCATTCGGTTTCCGCTGTCCATCGCCGGCAAGACCGTGTGGGGCTACTCCGTATTCCACCCCCATGATGTAGCGAACATGGCCGGCAGCTTTGACGCTGGTCCGATGGAGCCCCTGCTACGCGCGGATATCAAGAAGTTCTTTGCGGAAATAGATCGCTGGCCAACCCCTGTTGTGCAGACAATCAAACAGTCCGACGTGTTGCTACCAACCACGCTCGAGGAAGCGCTGGCCATTGTTGACCAAATGGACGGTGTGCTGGGCTGGGACATCGAAACCCACAGCAGCATCAGCGGACTCAAACCGTGGTATGAAGACAGCATCATTCTGATCAGCGCATTTAGCGACGGTCAAACTACGATGGCGTTCTCGGTGGATCACCCCACGGCGCCGACCGATTGGGGTTTTGACTTTATGGAGGCCGTGGTCACAACCCGGCCATGGATAGCGCACAACGCGAACTTTGAGCGCAAGTGGATTCTATGGCAGAAGCACAAGCGCGGCTGTAAGCAGCAGCTTGCCCCATTCCACGATAGCGAGGCACTGGCGCGTGTGCGCTACCAACGCTCAGGCTTGGGATCGCTTGAAAAGGTGTCGCGCATTGAACTTGGTGCTAACATCAAAGCGCTGTCACACGTTGACGCACGCGCAATCATGTCATTCCCGCTGGCGGACGTGTTACCCTACTGCGGAATTGACGCATGGGCCTCCGCACGTATCTACCACAGTTTGATTGATCGCGTGCAGCCGGAGCAATACCAAAAGCTCCTGGATACAATCCAATCCACTACAGACATGGAGTTGCTTGGCCTTCCAGTAGACTTGAACGAAGCCAACAGGCAAGCGCATTACTGGAATGAGAAAAGCATCCGCATTGCGCGGGATGCGTCCACGCTGTATGAGGTGCGGGAGTTTGAACGCCAAAAGCAACGGCCGTTTCAGATCAGCTCCGGGGTGGATATTGGCGAAGCGCTTGTGGAATTTGGTCGCGTATCTCTACCTAAGACTAAAGGCGGCAAACAATTCGCGACGGACGAAGCCGCGCTGCTAGAAAACGCAGTAGGTAACCCGTTCGGCCAGGCGGTGATTGATTTCCGCGAAGCCTCCAAGATGGCCTCTACCTACGTCAACCCGATTCTGGATACTACCAAGCACACAGACGGAATGCTGCACTCCGGCTACACATCGATGCACACGCACACGCTGCGGCTGTCCGCGTTTGACCCCAATATCCAAAACTACCCTAAGCGCAACGCTGAACAGAAGCAGCTTCGCAAGCAAGTAAAAGCACCGCCCGGTTGCGTGTTTGTGGCTATTGATCAGGGTCAGCTACAGGCACGCATCATTGCAATGGCCACGCGCGACCGTGCATTTTGCGCGTCGTTTCTGAAAAACATAGACATTCACTACGTCTGGCTGGACAAGTGCCTGGCTATTGACCCGGACTATCACTACAGATTGATTGAAGTTGCTGGGCTGCGTAGCAACGCTTCGGAGAAGGAAATCCGCAAAGCTGGGCGCACTATTATCAAGACAGACTTCGTGTTTGCGTCATTCTTCGGGTCGGGTGCCCCCAACATATCCACACGAACTAAGATTCCGCTCCGCTTGGTGCAGCAGTTACATGAAGAACTGTGGGCCGAGTTCCCGGACGTGCGCAAGTGGATCAAGCAGCAGCGCCAGGAATACAGGGAAACAGGGTCCGTCCGCACACTGAACGGCATGGTCCGCCACGGCATCCTCTACGGCAACGAACCACTGAACGGTCCCATACAGGGCTCTGAGGGTGAAATCATGCTGCCGGCCATGAATGACCTTGCACGCATGGCGCGGGAGCAGGATGACGTCTACTTGCACCCCCGGATGAATGTGCATGATGACTTGTCCTTCTTCCTACCAGATGACGAACGGTGCGAGCAGTATATTAAAACAATAGCGGAGGTGATGCTGCGGGTGCGCTACCACTGGCAAATCGTCCCGCTCACTGTGGAAGTAAGTGTCGGGAGTAACTGGTATGACGTGGAGGAAGTAGCTGTGATCAAAGGGGACTACGTGCGATGACTATTGAGCAGCCGCTAATCACCAAATACCGTCCAACCAATTTTGATGAAGTGGTTGGTCACGACACCGTCATCCAAGCGCTGCGGCGTGCGCTGACCTCGCCCAGCTTGCCGCACGCCTACCTGTTCACGGGTCCGTCCGGAATCGGCAAAACCACGATAGCGCGCATTGTTGCGACGGAAGTGGACGCCGACGTTTTGGAAATCGACGCTGCATCCAATAGCGGCGTCGACGCCATGCGCGAGCTAGTGGAAACCGGCCAGCATATGAGCCTAAGCGGCGCTGGCCGTCGTATGTTTATTCTTGATGAATGTCACATGATTTCGAAATCGGGTTTTCAAGTAATTCTCAAAATACTAGAGGAACCACCCGCACACTTGTTCCTCGCACTCTGCACCACGGAACTACAGAAAATCCCGGAGACAATCGTGACGCGCTGCTATCACGTAGCCCTACGTCCGCTGTCCGGCCGGGAGCTGGATGAATACGTGGCTATGATTGCCGACCTTGAAGGTTGGACCGTAAGCCTCGACGTGGCCTCGGCCGTGGTGCAGGCCGCTACCGGCCAGCCACGTAAAGCGCTGTCCATTCTGCAAGCTGTCCATGACGCACCTAACCGCGACGAGATGCGGCGTATCATCGCACTCATGGACGACAAGGAACCGCTGGTCGAGGTGTGTCAGCAACTCCTACAGGGCAAAGGCTGGGAGGTGTTGCGGCCAATACTGGCGCGCATCGAGGACGACTCGTTCGCGGACGCATCCGTGGGTGCCGGGCGTTACCTGCTGGCCGCCCTGATGCGTTGCGAGTCCGGTGATAAGGCCAGGCGCGTATGGCAGTTGATCAATGCGCTGACGTTTCCGACTGAGACGTATGATCGCAAGGTAGCTTTCTTTGCGGCGGTGGGCCGCATGGTATGGGGAGATTAAGCATGAAACACTCGGCAGGACCGTGGCGTGTCGGCCCGCTGGACTCAAACAGCCAGCGCATCGTCGAAAGTGATTACATCGAAATATGCTCATGCTGGCACCACAGCGTCAGCTCAATTGAACGCGAGATGGAAGCCAATGCGCAGCTCATCGCCGCTGCACCGGCCTTGCTGCACGCCTTGAAGCATGTGGTGGATATGGACGGCGCCAGCGACACCGCAGCTCTGTGGAAGCAAGCGCGTGAAGCAATAGCGCTGGCCGAGCACGGGTATATCTCATGATCGACGGCACGTATGAGCGCTTGCGGGCGCGGCTGCTGATCGACCAGCTATCGCTTGACCAAGAGCTGATTGACATTGGCGAACTGATTGCAACTGCCGCTGACGGTGTGGCCGAGGCCGCATACAAGCGCGACACCATCGCGAATCAGTTGAAGCTGGTGGAGGCACAAGTCGCGGACACGCTGCGCAAAGAGCAAATCGTTGATGGGAAAGGCGCAAGTAAGACCCGCAGCGAGGCGCAAATCGACAAAGAAACGCCGCTGGACGCGGAGTACCAAGAAACACTGGTGCTACGCACGGAAGCGGACTTTGAACTGGCCAAGTGGTCCGCGCTAGTCAACGGGTTGCGGGCCAAACAGTCATCCATCAAAACCATTGGTGAAATGACCATTGCGGGCTTTCTGACTAGCGATGCTGTGTATAACCAGGAGCGACACAACCGACGGAGGTCGTCGTGACTACAATAGAATTCATTGCAGTTATTCTTTCAATACCGTTACTAATGGTCGCGCTCTACGTCGGGGCGCGACTTGTCACGCACGCGTATTTCAGCAGCAAGCGGGACTACAACCAGCATAACCAGGAGAACAACTGATGGCCTTTACATTCAAGCCGCGCGACCAAGCGGTGATCGACAAGAAGGAAACGCAGCAGGCGAACGACCTTGTCAGCTTTATCCGCGAGGAATACAAGATTTACAAGGTGCGCAAAGGCGAAAACCTAATTCGCATCTTGCCACAGGACGCCAAATGGGAACGCGAAGACTATGGCGAAACCGTTTTCGTCCACTTCGGTATTGGCCCAGACAGCGCGTCGGTGTTGTGCAACACCCGCATGGGCGGCGGCGCGTGCTGCATCTGTGAAGCGCGGGCCAAGGCCGAACGCGCGGGCGATGATCGCCTCGCTAATGACCTGCGCATCACCAAGCGCGTGGTGGTTTGGATACTGGACCGCAAAGCGCAGGACGACGAACCGACTCTGTGGTCGATGCCCTGGACCGTGGACAAGGACATCACCAAGGCCAGCAAGGATCGTATGACGGGTCGCACCTATACGATCGAGCACCCGGACGAGGGTTACGACATTTACTTTGACAAAGACGGCGAAGGGCTGGCCACGAAATACACCGGATTCCAAATGGCGCGCAGCCCAACGCGCGTGCCGGAGTCCGCGCTGAACTTCGTATCAGAAAACCCCGTGCTGGCTACGCTGAACCAACGCTCAAACGAAGAAGTGCAGGCGATCTTCCAAGGTGTTGTATCGCAAGGTCGTGGTGGGCGTGACAATGATCGACCGCGTGACGGTGGCCGCCCAGACCGCACCCCGCCGCGCGACGACACGCCGCCGCCCGCCAGTGAGCACGACTATGGCGGGGGTCGCGATCATCCCAACGCTGAACGGCCAGCAGCCGCACGACCGGAGCGCATGATCCGCGAAGAACGTCCAAGTGATCGGCCACCAGTCGATGAGCGTCCACAGACCATGCGCCCGATGCTTACGCGTCCCACGACAATAGAACCGACACCGCCTGTTGAGGCACCAACACCCCCAGCCACGCTGTCGGCCGCAGCGCAACGGGCCGCTGCACTACGGGCGAGGCTCAACAAGTGAGCAATGAAAGCAGACCAGGCGCACCGCCCGCCAGCGTGCTGCACCCAGACGAGCTGTTGCGCTTGCGCTTGCTACGGGCACTCGAGGAAGTTGGTGATTGTCTACGCTCGTTGTCATGGGTTCTCATTCAAGGCATCCGCGAAGACAACGCGGCGCACCGTGGCAGTATCGCGGTGGGCCTCGAGCGTGCGGCCGTGCTGTGCCGGGGTGGGCCCTATAACTTTGCTGCCGCCGACCCACCACCCGCCCCAAAAACGGAAAATCAAGCGCCGCCAGGCGATTTTGCAGCGCTGGCGGCACCCGTGGTGCCCGTAAGCCCTGCGGAGGCCCTGGCGCGTGCTGGAATTGCGTCTGCGCCAAAGACTGAAAACTAACTGGGAAGAAGTTCTAGCTATGCAACGGCCAACCATAGCAACCAAGTCACCAGCACCACTAGCAGCGCAAGTGCCGGAATCCAGTGTAGTCCATCACACAAGCGGGAGCTTAATGCTTGACCTTGTGCTGGGCGGTGGTTGGGGTGAGGGGCGAATCGTCAACGTGGTTGGTGACTCATCCAGCGGCAAAACGCTGCTGGCCGTGGAGGCGTGCGCGAACTTTGCCCGCAAAGCGCCGCTGGAGAATATCCGGTATCGAGAAGCAGAATCCGCGTTTGATGAGAACTACGCAGCGCAAATCGGTTGGCCGACGGGTCTGGAAATTCCGGAGGAGCCGATGGAGACGGTGGAGCAGTTCTACACCGACCTTGAGGCTTGGTTGGACAAGCGCGACGGAATAACCCCGTGCCTGTATGTGCTGGACAGCCTGGACGCGCTGTCGGACGCCGCTGAGCTTGATATGGACTTTGACGAAAAGACCTACGGTGCAAGCAAACCCAAGCAGCTATCCAAGATGTTCCGCTTGCTTGTGCGCAAGATCGAAGACAAGCGCTGCACACTAATGATCATCTCGCAAATACGCGACAAGATCGGGGTTGTGTTTGGTGAAAAGCACAGCCGCAGCGGTGGACGCGCGCTTCAGTTCTACTGCTCGCAAGTGCTGTGGCTGGCTGAAATCAGCAAAATTAAGAAGACTGTGCTGGGCACACAGAAGACCGGCATCGAGCGTGTAATCGGCACACACGTCTTGGCTAAAACCAAGAAGAATAAGATTGGTATTCCGCACCGTGAATGCGAGCTAACCATCATCTTCAGCTACGGCATCGACGACGAGGAAACTATGCTGGGCTGGCTAAACAAGAACAACGGGGGGTCGCTACTGGACAGCACAATTTCACAACTACGTGCAACTCTTAGTGCGGCCCGCCAGGCGCGTGACTACGGGCGGATTGACGCTATCCGCGACTTGCTGCGGGAAGCGTGCATCACGCATTGGGCAACAATCGAGGAAGCCCTGGCTCCCACCATTCAGAAGTATAGGTGACAGCAATGAAGACCAAGACTTCACTTGTGCTCGGTCTGGTGTTGTGTTCCCACATAGCGCACGCCCAGCAGATGTGTGCCTTCATTAAGTCCATGTTTGACGGCCTACATGCGGACTACCACGAAAGCGTAGTGTGGATGGGCAACGGAAAACATGGCGTCCAAGTCTACATGACGCAAGCAACCGACGGCAAAACGTGGTCTGTTCTTTACACGGACCCGGCCTCCGGCACCGCCTGCATGCTGGCCTCTGGCAAACAAGGCCAATTCGTCGACACGCGCAAGCAGAAGTGAGATGCGCAAGGGCGGGGGGCAACACAAGGGCGCTGCGTTTGAACGCAAGGTCGGCCAGCAGTTATCTCTTTGGCTGACTGAGGGAGCGCGCGCCGACTTATTCTCGCGTAACGTCCTGTCGGGTGGACGCTTCACGCTGGCGGTCAAAAACGGCGTGGAGACCTCCACACCAGGCGACCTTATGGCCGCACACCCGCTGGCGTTTGAGTTCTTATCGCGTTTTATGGTTGAGTGCAAACACTACAAGGATTTGCAAATCCTTCAGTTCCTGCTTGACCGCCGCAACGGCACATCATTCCTATCCAAGGTGATCGACAAGGCCGGGCGCGAGGCCAAACACAGCGGCTTGATCCCGATGGTGATTGCGCAGCAAAATCAACTGACGTCGCCGCTGGTGTTTCTACCAATGAGCGCCGGCGTGCATGTGCTGTCCGCGCGCCAGCCGACCGGGGTGGTAGTCTACCACAAGCTGCATCGGGACACGGTGCTGGTCCTGCGCCTGGACGCGCTGTGCATGTATATCCGAGCCAAGGATCTGCTAACGCTTGTGGGAGCACGGTTGTGATTTTGACAGCGGATTGGCACCTGACGGACAACCCGGCTGACGAATACCGTTGGGATGTGTTTGATCGATTGCACGAAATCATCGACCTAACAGGTCACAAACACATCGTCATTCTCGGAGACATCACTGACCGCAAGGACAAGCATTCGGCTAGACTGGTCAACCGGCTTATCTCAAAGCTGGAAGACCTATGCTATGACAACGGCCAGGTGACTATCCTTATGGGCAACCATGACATGCCGCTCAACGGACCCCCGTTCTGGCAAATGCTAACTGCTCTTGAGGCCAAAATCAGCTTCCACACTGAGCCCTGTCACATTGAGGACATCCTGTTTCTTCCCTACACACACGAACCCGGCCTAGCGTGGTCCAAACTAAACTGGAATAACTTGCGGGTTGTGTTCATGCACCAAACAGTGACAGGTGCCAAGGTCGGGCACCACGCGCTGACGGACCATCGCGGGGTGCCCGAGTTCCCTGCTAGTGTGCGGGTTTATTCTGGTGATATCCACACACCGCAAACTGTGCGCGGTGTGACGTATGTTGGTGCCCCACATCCAATCAAGTTTGGTGATGACTACGAATGTCGTATTCTGACACTTGACCAGAACTACAACGTCGACGATGAGTTTATTCTGGACCCGCCGCGTAAACAAATCCTAACCGTGCGTTCCCTGACAGAATTGCAGCGTCAGCCGGTGAAGCCAGGCGACCAGTTGCGCATTCGCTGCACACCCACTTCGGGCAGCGCAGAGCAATGGTTGCTGGATCAAGAAAAGCTGGCTGCGTGGGTTCGGGAACGCGGCGCGACCGTAGTATCCGTGGAAGTAGACCTTTTGACACCGGACAGCAGCGTTGCCGAGTTCACGGGTGGTGATGACCCCTACAGTGTGTTGACCCGCTGGGCTGCGTCCGAAACTATCGGCGAGGACTTGCGCATCACCGGCCAATCATTGCTAGACGAAGAACTGCGTGAGTCCCGCTAATGCAACGCATTACGTTGGATCAATTACTGATCGAAGGCTTTAAGTGTTTTCGCGACAAGACTATCGTTCAATTCCCCGATAAGGGTGGCTTCTATTTTCTAACGGGTAACAACGGCCCGGAGCCGCGACTAGGCGCTAACGGTGCCGGTAAATCGAGTCTGTGGGACGCGTTGTGCTGGTGCTGGTATGGGGTTTCGGTGCGGGGCAACAAAGCCTCCGAGATCACTTCATGGGGTGTCAAGCGCGCACACGTTGCTAACGACTTCACGATCGGTGATACGCGACATCGCGTGGAACGCTGGGGTTCACCAGACCGCTTAGTGCTGGATGGCGTTGTCATAGCGCAGCCAGCGTTGGACACCGTGCTGGGCTTGTCCAGACAGCGATTCTTGCATTCTGTGTTGTTTGGTCAGGGTGCGCCGCTATTCCTCGACCTCACGGTTCCGCAGCGCGGCGACTTGCTGGACGAGGTGCTGGACCTCGGTTTGTGGATGCGCCTGTCCAAGCGCGCCAGCACGCGCGTCGCGACAATGGAAAAAGCGCTAATCGAACACCGCAAGGAAATCGCTTACAACGAGGGACGTTTGCGTGGTCTGCCGGACGAGAACTTGTTGCGCCAGCAGGAAGCTAACTGGAACGCGGATAACGACGCGAACCTGACCAACATAGCAAATCAGATCGAGAAACTCGAAGCTGCTGTTGACGTGTTGGACAAACGCGTCACACACCTGGCGGGCCAGCGTGCAAAGCTGCCCAACATCGACGCGACAAACGCCACCATGCGCGGACTTGATACTGCGCTATCGGACAAGCGCGTTGAGATTACGCGGATCACTGATGCGCGACAGCGCGACAACGCGCTGGTTGCATTCTACAGATCACACAAGGATTGTCCTACATGCAAGCAAGGATTGAGCGAGGACTTTATCGCTAGTCAGATACACACACTTGAGCGTGACGTTGCTGGTGCGTCCGTGGACCTGGACGCGCTACACGACCAGTTCGAAACCATCATGGCCAAGCGGGAGCGGCTGCGCACGGAACTGGACGAGCAAATCATCAAGCTCCGCACCGTAGACAACGAACTGACGGAAGCCACCACGGCACGCAATCTACAAGCCCGCGCGCTGGACACGCTAACGGCCGAGCTGGACCGCCTGCTAACCCCCGTCAAAAACCCGTTTTCAGAGGCGCTGGCACGGCTGGCCGACCAGCGGCGGGGTGTAGCAGCGACTCAACAGCAAACCGCCCTGGCGATAGCGGATTTAACTGTTGAGCTGGACCGCACGAAATACTGGCAGGAAGGGTTCAAACGCGTTCGGTTGTTTCAAATCAAGTCAGCACTATCCATGCTTGAGCTGGAGACCGCGAACGCAGCCTCGGCCCTTGGGCTGCCTGGCTGGCGCATCAGCTACGTCACGGAGATTGAGACCAAGTCCGGCACCATGCGGCCAGGTGTGCGGGTGCAAGTTACGTCACCCACCGTATCCGCACCGTGGGAAGTGTGGTCGGGTGGTGAGGGCCAGCGTATTCGTCTGGCCGTGCAACTCGGTATAGCGGCAATGGTGCAGCGTATGTGCGGGATAACATTCGGGTTTGAGGTTTGGGACGAACCTTCCAATTGGCTGTCGCCGGAGGGGATAGACGATCTACTGGAATGCCTACGCTGGCGGGCGGATGCGACGGGGCGCGCCGTATGGTTGCTAGACCACCGCGCGTTGTCCTTCGGTGGCTTCGACGAGGTGTGGCTGGCGGACAAGACCAGTGAGGGCACCACCATCGAACTGATACAGGAGAACACCCGTTGATCCCCTATGAGCAGTTCCTCACCAACAAGCACATCCGCGCCACGCCAGTGAGCATAACCAACCCGCTGCGCATAGACGCACCCTTGTTCGATTTCCAACGCGCGGCAGTTGAGTATTGCTTGCATGTCGGGAGGTGCGCGCTGTTCCTCGATACCGGGTTGGGTAAGTCGATCTGCGAACTGGAGTTCGCACGGCAGTGCATCCACGCCACGGGTAAACCCGCGTTGATCCTAACCCCTCTGGCCATCGCAGCGCAGATGGTAGGGGAGGCGCGCAAGTTCGGTTACGCTGCGCGCATCATACGCAAGCAAGTAGACGCGGGCGCGTTCATCAACGTGTGCAACTATGACATGGCAGAGCACCTAGACTTTCGCGCCTACGGGTGCCTGATCCTGGATGAGTCCTCGATACTCAAGAACCACGCGGGGGCTACGGCGCGCGCCCTTGTCGATATGGGTGCGAATATCCCCTACCGGCTATGCGCGTCTGCCACGCCCGCGCCCAACGATCACACCGAGCTAGGGATGCACGCCGAGTTCCTAGGCTTGCTACGGTCTGATGAGATGCTGGCGCGGTGGTTTATGAATGACCGCGAGAATACAAAAGAGTGGCGTCTCAAGGGACACGCCGTCAAGCCCTTTTGGGAGTGGGTCGCGTCATGGGCTGTAATGGCGGAAAAGCCTAGTGACCTAGGGGACTACTCGGACACGCGCTACGAATTGCCCGCGTTGGATATCCGCGAGCACATAGTGAACCACGTGGTAGACGCCGCGCCCGGTGCGAGTGGTTTCTTCAGCGTGGTCTCCGCTACCAATCTACATGGCGTAAAGCGCAGCACGGCGGCGGGACGCGCCGATCTGGTGCAAACCATCGTGCAGGCGGAACCTGATGAGGCGTGGGCTATCTGGTGCGATACAGATTACGAGGCGGATGAGTTATGCCGGCGCTTACCCGGTGCGTTGGACTTGCGGGGCAGCCAAAGCCCCGCACAGAAGGAGGCGTCACTGCTGGCATTCTCCACGGGTGCTAACAAGCGGATCATAACCAAGCCCAGCCTATCAGGCTTTGGTCTCAACTGGCAGCACTGCGCGCGCACCGTGTTCGTAGGGCGCTCGTTCTCGTATGAAACATGGTATCAAGCTGTGCGGCGCTTTTGGCGGTTTGGCCAGGCGCGCACGGTGGTTGTGCATCTGATCTTCGCGGACGGCGAGCGGCACATCGATGCGATCCTCGGTAACAAGTCGGAGAAGCACGCCAGCATGAAACTTGAGATGCGCGCCGCTACCAAGCGGGCGATGCGTATAGCTGACCAAGGCACAATTTACAGACCAACGAAAGCAGGGGACTTACCGGCATGGCTGTAGAATGCTTGGACCAATCACTCACTAAGGATTACGCCCTCTACCAGGGCGATTGCGTGTCAGTGCTGCGCCAGCTACCCGCCGGTTGCGTCGACTTCTCGATCTACTCCCCTCCCTTCGCTAACCTGTTCATCTATTCGGACAGCATGGCAGACATGGGCAACGCCACGTCGGATAGCGAGTTCTTCGATCATTATGGGTATCTCGTGGCTGAGCTCACGCGGTTGCTCCGCCCCGGCCGCTTGATCGCGGTTCATTGCTCCGACTTGCCTTACGTCAAGTGGCGGGACGGTCGCATCGGTATCAAGGATTTCAGTGGTATGCTGATCCGCGCGCACGAAGCGCATGGGCATACCCTGCATTCCCGTGTAACGCTTTGGAAGTCGCCGGTCACAGAGATGCAGCGCAACAAATCCATCGGATTGCTCTACAAGCAACTTCGCAAGGATAGCATCAAAAGCCGGCAAGGGTTCCCCGACTACCTATTGGTGTTCCGCGTGCCAGGGGAAAACGATAAGCCTGTTACACACACGCCGGAGAGCTTCCCCTTGGCACAATGGCAGGAGTGGGCGTCCCCCGTATGGACCACTATCGATTGGTACAACACGCTAAACCGGGAGTTGGCGCGCGAGGAGTCAGACGAACGCCACATCGCGCCGCTCCAACTAGACCTAATAGAGCGCGCATTGGTCCTATGGTCCACGCGGGGGGATACAGTGCTCTCACCCTTCGCGGGTATAGGGTCCGAGGGCTACGTCAGCGTCCAACAAAAGCGTAGGTTTATCGGCACAGAACTGAAGCAATCCTACTACCGCGAGGCTTGCAAGTTTCTCGCCCGTGCTGTGACGGCGGGTAGTGCCGGGTCGCTACTAGACCTCGATACGCAAGCGCCCCCGAAGCTCACGAAGCCAACGCTCAAGAGGACCGCAACATGATCACCGCCGAACGCTACCACGACATCTCTTGTGGCCACCGGGTTTACGGGCATGAGAACGCTTGTGCGGGGCTGCATGGCCACAACTACCGGGTAACTTTCACGCTTGGTAGTATCGCGGGAGACCTGGACACTATTGGTCGCGTAATTGACTTCAGCATCATCAAAAGCAAGCTGTGCATGTGGTTGGAGGACAACTGGGATCACAAGTTCCTCTTGTGGGAGAAAGATCCGCTCTACGGACGCATGAGCCTGCTGCTGCGCGAGGGCTACCCCGGTGATCCCACGGACCCGCTGACACAGTCCTTGATCGGCGTGCCGTTCAATCCCACGGCAGAAAACATGGCGAACCACCTGATGTATATCATCGGACCGCAGCAGCTCCTCGGCACGGGTGCTGGGTTGCAATCCGTGCGCGTGGAGGAAACGCGCAAATGCAGCGCGACCGTAACCAAGTTCTAGGAGGACACCATGCACGGCAAGAACCTAATAGTAGGTCGGCGCAAGCTCGAGCAGGGCTACGCGATACACTCCATATTCAAAACCATACAAGGAGAAGGGCCGTGGGCCGGATGGCCGGCGCTGTTCGTGCGGTTTGCTGAGTGCAATCTGCGTTGCTACTTTTGCGATACGAATTTCGATACAACAGTCATTCTAAGCCTGCAAGAGCTTGTCGCCACCATCTGCGCCAGTCAAGCGAAGCGCGTGGTGCTGACGGGCGGTGAGCCCATGCTGCAAGCCCTGCCCGAGTTGCTTATGGCAAACACGCAAGCCATCTTCCAAATCGAAACCGCCGGCACCGTCTGGCCGGAGGGTATGGAAGACGTTCCTTACGACAAAGCACCTGTGATTGTGTGCTCGCCAAAGACCCCGGCTGTGCATCCGCGTATCGAGGAGCGCGTAGTATTTTGGAAATACATCATTCGCGCTGGCGAACTTGGTGACGACGGCCTGCCCAACAAATCAACGCAAATTGTTGGGCAGGCCGCGCGTATATTTCGATCGGAGCGAAAATACTCCGTGATCTACGTGCAGCCCTGCGACGAGGACGACCCAACAGCCAACGCAGCTAACTTGCAGGCCGCCGTCACAAGTTCGATGGTCCACGGCTATAGGCTGTCACTTCAGCTGCACAAGATTGCGGGCCTCCCGTGATACCAGAGCTGAAAGGATCACTGGAAGAAAACATCCTAACCCTAATCGGTTGGGATGACCAGCGCGCGCCGGCTCTACTGTTACGTCTCGACCCAGCGTTGTTTAGCACACGCATTTATCGGGAAATCGCACAAGAGGCCTACAAGCATATCACGCGCTACGGCAGCGCCCCCCACACACACTTGTATGACTTGCTCGAGGAGCGTTTGCAGCGGGGCGACGAGGGTAAGCTAATGCGTCAAACCCTCGACCAAATGCGGGAACTGGCCGCTGAGATCCAACCCCGCTTCGTGCTGGACCAGCTTGACCACTTTATTGAACTTCGCACTATGTCTGTCGCGCTAGTAGCGGCCTCGGAGGCGTTGTCGCGGGGCGACACGCGCAAAGCCCGCGAAGCGCTCTACAATCGCGCAATGGAGCAGAACAATACAGCAGGCACCTGGCTGGCCAAGCCGGAACAGTCGCTCCGCTTTATGGACAAGCGGGACGAAGATTGGTTCCCGTCCGGCGTAGACGTGCTGGACAACGCTGGCGTAGTGCCGGCGCGCGGCGCTGTCTACATGATGATTGCACCCGCTAAGCGCGGCAAAAGCTGGTTCCTTATTGAAACCGGCAAGCAAGCCATGCAGCACAACCACCGCGTTCTGCACGTTACATTGGAAATGCCGGAGGAGCAGGTTGCCCAGCGCTATGTGCAATCCGTATTTGCGCTGACTGCAACTGAATCCAAATTGGTGCAAACAATCAACTTTGACAACAGCAGCCACGACGGCACTAAGCTACTGTTGTCGGAACCACGCATGACGGAATCCATCACGGACATTGGACGCGCCCGGCTTACCCCGCAAGTGCGGGCACTTAGCCAGCGTGGTGCTCTGCTGATTAAGCAATTCCCTAGCGGTTCCCTGACTGTCGCGCAACTTGACGCATACTTGGACTCTCTAGCGCGAACGGACAAGTTCGTGCCGGATGTAGTTCTGCTTGACTATCCAGCTTTGATGGCCGTCGACAGCAGCAACTACCGCATCGACATTGGCCGAGTGGCCGTGGGACTGCGTGGCCAAGCCATACGTCGGAACCACGCTCTCGTCACTGTAGCGCAGGGCAATCGCAGCGCGTCCTCCGCCTTACGGGTTGACCGCTCGCATGTGGCCGAGGACTTTTCACAAATCATGACAGCCGACACCGTGCTGACCTATAGCCAAACAGAGGCCGAAAAGAAGCTGGGTCTGGCGCGCCTGTTCGTGGACGCGGCGCGTTCCGTGCGCGATGGATTTACTGTGATGATTTCACAGAACTACGAGACAGGTCAGTTCGCAATCGACAGCACCCGCATGGACGGACACATCGAAGCCGCTGTCAAGAAACTAAGCGAACCCAAATGACATGCCTATCGACCCCGAGGCCATACAGCGATACCTGGCTTACGTTCCCACTAAGCGGCCAGACTTCAAAGGCGAGAATTACCACGCGCTGCGTCGTCATATTGCGCAAGACACTGGTGTTGAGCTAAACACGCGCACGCCATTGCGCCAGCACCAGCTCGAGGGGTTAGCGTTCGCGCTGCACATGATGCGCTGTCTGTTATTCTACGACACGCGTCTCGGCAAAACCAAAATGGCGCTGGATTGGGCGACACACTTACGACACGCGGGTCTGTGGTCGGACGCGGGGCTAGTAATTGCGCACGCACCTGTCGCGCTGGACGTTTGGGAGTTCGAGGCTAGTAAGCACAGCGCACTCAACGTCCGGGCCGTGCGCAACCTGGCGCAGCTCGAGCAAGCGATTAGCGAGAACGTAGACTTAATTGTTGTGACGTGGTCCGTGCTACAGGCCATGTTTACAATCAAAAAGAAGTCGCGCAAAGGTCAGCCTAAACTTTACCCGGATCGCGCTAAGCTACGCCAGGTGGCCGGCTGCTGGTCGCTCTGCATCATTGACGAAATCCACCGCTGCAAGAACGAACAGGGGCTTTGGTTTGCAATGGCCGCTGAGCTGGTGCGGAAATGCACATTCCGCATTGGTTTGACCGGCACACCGTTCGGCCGGTTCCCGCTGGACGTATGGGCGCAGGCTTACTTGATTGACGACGGTGATTGCCTTGGCACCAGTCCGCAGTTCTTCCGCACGGCCTTCAGCAAGAAAGTAAAGAACTGGTTTAGCCCGACAAAAGAATCCCTGGCGTTCGACGAGTCACTAAAACCCATCCTTCAGACGCGCATCGAATCCATATCGATGGCCTACGCGCGGGCCGAAGTGACGCAAGTATCCGTGCTGGACAATCGCGTGGAACTGCGCATGTCACCGGAGCAAAGGAACGCCTACAATGACGTGATCAGCGGTGTGATTACACGCCCCGACGACTTGGACCCCGTGGAAGTCGGGTCTACATTCTCGCGCTTACGCATGATCAGCAGCGGGTATTTGCCTTACACGGACGACGAGCTAAGCGAGCATGTGTTGCATTTCCCGCATCCGAGTAAGCTGGATTGGCTGCGTGATCTACTGATGGAGCTGGGTGACGTGCCTACTGTGATTTTCCACGAATACACGCACACCGGCCTGTTGATCTGCAAACTGCTGACAGAGCTAAAAATCAAGCATAGCTGGCTTTATGGTCAAGCGCGCGATAAGGGCGCTGCCAGGCGTGCGTTTGTAGACGGGAACGCGCAAGTGCTAGTGGCCAACACCGCTACGGGTGGGACAGCCATCGACCTCAACCGGGCCGACTACTTGCTGTTTTTTGAATCCCCGACCAGTCCCATTGTCCGCCAGCAAGCCGAGGCGCGGCCGCTGGGTGAGCGGGGCCAGCGCGTCCTGATTATGGATGACCTAGTGTCGTCGCCAGTGGATAAGCGTGTCCTGGATTTCATATCAGAAGGCAAGGACATCTTGCGCACCTTGATCCACGGGAAGGCCACTTGGAAATCTTTGCGGGCTTGAATTTTATGGCTTGCTCTTTCGCAAGCTGGCCCCTATATATGGGGTTGTGGCCGGGTGGTCCGGTCGGACAGCAGGAGACGGGACATGGTTCTTCGGAACGCCTTAGACCTCTCGAAAAACCTGACCCGTTTCGAGCAGATTCTCGTGGAGTTGGACGCCGTGCAAGCGGCGGACACAGAATACAAGACCGCGTTTAGCACGGGCAGCAAGGCCCGGTTGCATCGCGGTGAGACGTGGCGCGGGCGCTTGATCGCGCTGGTCGCATACCAGCAGTCCAAGCAGATTTTTGAGGACAAATCACTAAATGAGTGACCTAGCTGAGACGCTGCTCCGAGTCGTGCGCTACGGCGACAACGCCAGCGCGCGACTCACCGTGCGGCAGCTCTACATCGTGGTTGCTTGCGCCGAGCAGGGGCCGCAAGCACCCGTCCATCTAGCCGCTGTGATGGACATCAACCCAAGCGTGATCAGCCGGGCGGTCGACAAGCTGGTTGCTACCGGCTGGCTGCGTCGCGTCATGGGACACCCCTCTGACGGGTCCGCTCACGGCACGCTGGTTGAGCTGACCACGGCCGGGTTCGCCTACCTCGCTGGCATGGGGCTGTTACCCGGCAGCTAAAAACGGCTTTTCAAGCACCGCCAGGCCGTTTTAGAGGTGGAGCTGGGGGTATAGTAGCGGCCAGCGGCCAAACTGGCCTGGCGGCCTCCGTGGGAGCGCGAAAAAATCCGCCGACGATTATGGTTGGCAAGACTATTCAAGCCAGTCCGGCGGAATGTCTGGTAGCTCCACCGTTTTCCCGCGCAGATCGTGATGGCAATCGCCGCAAAACTCGATCTTTCCAGCGCGAATAAAGTAGTGACACCGGAGCTTTGGAAAATTTGCGGCAACATTCACAGACGGCGCGAATGTCGGAGCCTGAGCATTGCCGTCAAACGTCCACTGTGCTCCGTTCTTGAACGGCTGCTTGACAGCGATTTGATGCGTGTTCTCGCATCCAGGGCACCAGTGTTCATGCAGAGAACGAAGCGGCCCGTAATGCCGAAGAACGAGCTTAGAACTCAGAACTTCGGTTGCCATCATGGATTCCCCGAGATATGCCCCGGCGGCGCCGGATCGCTCCCCAGCGCCGCGCTGCCGTTCATCATAGCCTGACTCGATCCAGAGTAACCGATTTTGCGCAGCGGCCGGTCATGGAATCGCTCGTCCTCCGGCGTCCAGTAAACCTTTCCGCACTGCCACCACACATCGTCGCCCACAGACGGGATTTCCCCGTCTAAATCCACATAGACCCCGCACTCGTCTCCGATGCCAGCACGGTTTCCGAAACCGTCATACAAGCGCTCGGCGCACCAGAGGCAAGTTCGTTCACCGCGAACAGACACGAAGATTACAACGCCGCCAATCATCACGGATTCCCCGAGATATGCCCCGGCGGCGCCGGATCGCTCACGAACACCGCGCCGGCCGCCGGCGAGGTCGCCAGCCCGGTCATCGTGCCGCCGCCGCTTACGCCGATGCTGGCTCCGTTGCCGGTCCAGGCCAGCGTGTTCGTGCTATCGAACGCGACATTTTCGTTCGCTGCGACCATGACCGACGAGTTGAAACGCCCGACGTATAGGTGCGCCCCTGACCACGCCATGCTGTTGGTTGTGGGCACGATGCCTTCCTCGCCAAAGCCGATGACGTTCTCACCCGGCGTGGATGCGGTGACATCGTAGACGCCTCCGGTCACTGTCACCACGCCGCCGTTCGCGGCGTCGATCCAGCGACCGCCGCCATTGTTGGCATTGTAGCCACCTGTCACTGTGGTGGTCAGGGTCCGGGTCTTGATCTGGTTTCCGTACGTGTTGCCGTAGAAATTGGAGTTGTTGACGATCAAAGCGGCGCCGGTGGCGTAGATGTCGTGGCTCAGGCCATCGAGGCTCTGGCCGTTGTTCACGAAATCGCAGGATTCGACGTCCAACGTCACGTTCTGGCCGGGGCCGCCGAACACCGCCGGCGAGTAGGGCGGCGAGAACACCCCGTCGTCGCTGTGCTCAATCAGCAGATGGTCTAGCACCAGCGTGCCGGGTGCGGCGAAGTTCTCCGCGTAGACGCCGGCCTCGCCGCTACCACCGCCGCCGCTCGCCGGGCCGCCGCAGTTTTTCAGCACGAGGCCGTAGACGTGGCCTGGCGACTGGGCGTGGATGCAACCCTTGCCCCACGCCAGCCGGTGTCCGGCGGCGATGCCGCCCTGCCCGTCAATGCTCTCCTTGCCGTCCGCTTGGCCGAGGATGGTCCAGCCGTCGAGTCCGACGGGAATATCGAACGGCACGAGGTCGGCGGTGCCGGCCAGCACCGTCATGGTAAATCCCTTGGCCATGCAGGGGATCGCCGACGCCATCTCGGTGAATGTCTGGCCGGGACCAACCGTCACGGTCGCAAGCGGCGTCGCCGGGCAGGTAGCAGGCGGCGGTGTGACAACGGCAGACTGCGGAAGCGCCTTGATGGCCGCCAGCACGGCGGCGAACTGCGCGTCCATGTCGGTCTTGAGCGCGGTGATGGCGGCGGCGTTGCTGGCGGCCGTGGCCGCAGGGACGACTACAGCAGCGGTGGCGGGCTTGGTGACCGCGACCGTGGAGGTGATCATGGTTGCGGGCGCAGCGGCGTGCGCCAGCAGCGGTGTAAGGGCTACGCCAGCAAGTAGAATGATGCGAAGCATCAGATCACTCCAAAGAACCACAGCAGAAGAAAAACAAGCAGGACGGCGCCGAGACCGACACCACCCCGCCCGTAGTGCGTGAAGCCTGGACCACCCCATTGACCCCACCCGACTCCGGCGCCGCCGAATATCAGCAGCAGCACAAGAATCAAAATGATTACACTGATGGGGCTCATTGGTTTATTCCCTACCCGATTGCAGCGCGCAAGGCTTGGCCGACAGACGCAAGCTGAGTCCAGTTGATCGACATGGGATCGAGGCCGTTACCGCGAATTGCGTCATGATTCAGCGGCACAACACCACCGACCATGTATTTTTCGACGAACGCTTTCGTGGCCAGCAGTTCCTTGCCCCACGAGACAAAACGAACCAGA